TCTATCATCGAAAGTATCTAGTGCAGCTTCTGCTGCTGCCTGAGCTGTCTCAGCGTTAGTTTCAGCAGTCTCAGCGTTAGTCTCTGCTAATTCTGCTGCAGTCTGAGCTGTCTCTGCTGCTGCTTGAGCTGTCTCTGCGTTAGTCTCAGCAGTCTCTGCATTAGTTTCAGCAGTCTCTGCATTAGTCTCTGCAGTTTCAGCATTAGTTTCTGCGGTCTCAGCATTAGTCTCTGCAGTCTCAGCATTGGTTTCAGCTAATTCTGCTGCTGTCTGTGCTGCCTCGGCTGCTACTTGGGCTGCTAGAGCTGCTACTTTAGCTGCTTGTGTATCTGTAATTAAAGCATCTAAGTCATAGCTATCAGCTATCACTGAAGATGTAGCAATTCCATAACCTCTATCTATACTCATAATCTATTCCTCTATGGGTTTCTTAAACGTCTACGCATTGCTAATACTGCTAATGCTAATCTTTTCTTTCTGCTTAATTTCATATATATATACCTATTTATTTTATTTTATAGAAGAACCCCCTAATTAAAGGGGGCTGTATATGTGAAAGTTATTTAGGTACTAAGACCACAAAAAGAGTAGCTATAGCTAGTAATATTATAAACATACATATTACTTTATTTCTACTTTCTTTGCTTTACTTTCAGGTTGGTTTAGTTCCATATCTACTATCAGAACTCCATCCTTGAACTTAGCGTTAAATACTTTAAGGTAATCAGCTAAAGCCCACTGTCTAGTGAATGCTCTCTGTGCTATACCTTTATATACAAAACCACCATCCTCTTCGTCAGAGTTATTTCCAGAGATAGTTAAAGTATTATCTTTAACCTCTACATTTAAGTCAACTTTTGAGAAACCAGCTAATGCCATCTCTAGTTGATACTTATTTCCCTCTGTCTTTCTTATGTTATAAGGTGGATATTTTGGTACTTCAAATCTTGTAAGGTCAGATAATTGTTCAAATACATCATCAAATCCTACAGTTAAATTTTTAAACGGGTCAAACATTGTTAAGTCTTTCATACTCATTCTCCTTTTATTAAGCGAGTTATATTAAAAATGAGATTCTCTTAATTGAGCAATCTCGGTTGTTACGAAACACTCCCCATAAAAGAGGAGTGCTCCGTGGTTAAGTTTTACGAAGTAAGTTCTTGGATAGAACCCGGACGTACAACTTTTGTGCCGTACACTGTATCAGCAGTAAATAAGTCCGCTAGGAACTCTTGCTTATACTGTGTCTGTGTGCGAACTGACTGTTGAGTAGCTAGTACGTGAGAGTCTTTCTGGAATAAGAAAGCTTTCTCAGTAGAACCAGTACCTACCTGAGTAGACATATATACATCTACACCATAGATAGAGCCAATTTTCCCGGTCTTTATAGCACTGCCGTCACCTATGAACTGTTGCTCAGTGAATCTTTCTTCACTCATCAATGCAGTCATAGCAGATGGAGTAACGATTAAAGAGCGTCCGTCTACAGGAACATCACCATCGTTTAACACTTCAATAGCTGCTAGGATAGAAGCATCCCAGTCAGTTACACTAGTAATAACAGAATTACCGCCAGTTAGTGCAGAAGCACCATCTAAATCAGTAATGATTTGAGAGTCCACATTTTTTGCCAATGCGTATCCCGCGTCATCTGTATAGAACTTACGCATAGAATTAAGTGCTTGAAGCTCTGCGATATCCTCAATTCTAGTTGTCCATTCAAAGTGTTTGTTAATTACCACAGATGTATCTGTCGCTGTATCTGTGATGTAAGTTACCTCAGTATCTGCTGTTTTAGCTGACGCAGCATTCCTACCCGGTGTTGGGATATGGATTGTGTCGCCTTTCTTACCTTGGTGGTTTAAGTTGCGTACTAGATTAGCAGCAACAAGATTCGACTTATATGTCGCTAAAACTTCATCCGACCAAATCTCTGGGATGAAATTAGCGACCGTAGTCACCGTCATATTTGCCATTATTTAACTCCTAAGTTATAGCTTTTATTTAAACAACCCTTCCATCTGCATAAGCTGCATATATCTCATCCTGCAGAGACTCATACCTATTAGGGTCTTCCATTTTTAATCGGATTAGGTCAGCACGTCTAAACGTCTTTCCTCCTCCCGGGCTCGTGGATGTCCTTGATTCTGTAGTAGCTGATTTAAGAGCATCTTTCCTATCTACTTCGGCTTTCTGCTTTACTTCTGCAGTTTTAGTTATCATCGACCTATCTTTCCAGTTGGATAATAGCTCGTTGGCCGCGTCAAAGTTATAGGCATCTGCTGCTTGAAACATCTGCATACGGATGGGACTTTCCTGAACCCATTCCTGAAACTTCTTGTCCTGTACGACATTAGTGAAATCAGGATGTGTTTGTTCTAACTGTGCTTTAGCTCCAGCTTGTGCTTGTTGAGCTTGGTACTGTTGGAACTGCTGAAACTTAGGGTGATTCTCTATCATATCATTGACAGCCTTATTAGGGTCATCAAAGAAATCATTAGAAGTATCATTGTCTTCAGTTTCTAATGGAGTGTTACCTTGTGGATTATGCTGCCTAGCAACTTCAGCTTGTAGGAAACTATCTGATAATTTTCTTAACTCTCCGACTTCTTGGGATTTACGTCCCAATTCCTTTTCGAGATTAGTATAACTATCTATAATTTCTTCAGGAGTCTTACCAGCAAATTTCTCAGGGATGGTAGGTTCGGCATACTCTTTTAACTCTGCCGATTCAGCTACTTGTTCATCTGGCTGTACATCATTTGTTGTTGGTTCTAATACTTCTGTTGTCTCTACTGTGCTGTCATTTACTGTGGAATCAGCGTCCACTACTATATTACTCATTTTGTTATATTCTCCGCCCCTGTGGGGTTATGAAGTGATAAATATGATGGAGCTATAAATCTAGTTCTTCCATCGCTTGGTGTGTCGCATCTTCTAAGTATACTACCTGTCGAAGAATTGACAGTTGACCTTTAATGAACCAAAGGTCACTCTCGTTATCCACTGTATCTAAAGTATCTATTTGGTCTATGAGATTACTTAGTTCTTTAACTAAATCTCTCCAACCATCTTGTTCTACTAACGATAACCTATTGTGGTAAAATTCTTTATTATTGTCTGTTTCTGCCGAGTGCGTTTGCATAATTTAGCATTGTCTCCGATTTGAGGTGCTCTATTTCTGGTATATTTCTAAATGTCTCTGAATTAGTATTCTCTATATCAGCTTTAAGTTTCTCTATACTAGCTAATTCTTTCTGTAGACCTATTATTCTTTCTTGTACATCTAACTCATTAGGCTGTTTAGTTCCTGCTTCTGCAGCATTCTTCATAGCTTTAGTTTGTTCTTCCTGTGCTTCAGCTAATGTCTTCTGTATATCAGCCTTAGCTTGTTCCATCTGTAACTGCATCTGCATCTGTTGCATCTGCTGTTGCTGAGGGTCTGGTTGCATCCCTTGCATCAGAGCCTGTACTACTTGGTCTCTGTTATGGATACTAGAGTTCTGGAAGACTGCTAACAAAAGGACGTTGAAAGCTGGAGAGTCTTTCGGAATTGACTGTAGCATAGAGACCATCTGTTGCATCTCTAATTCTTTAGCCATAATACCCATAGTAGAGTAAGGAATGAACTTATAATCATTGACTGGATATCTATCTACATCGAACTGTATCTTCCTCCACATAGATTTATTAATCATAGGGATTAAGAATGTATTCTGGAAATTCATCAGGGTACGTTTCTGTCTCTTTATACTAGCACTCTGTGCCATAGACATACCACTAGAAGTAGCTCTATCAGGAACTCCCATATCTGCACTACCTGTACCCATCTGAATCATATTCTGTAGGGATGTAGTTTGTTGATAAGTCTGTGGGTCTGTCTGTCCTAGAGTCAGAGGCATAATAGCTTGTCTAGGGTCTCCGTTAGTGAGTATAGTCTTACCGGGTCTAACTTCTAGTTTGATGCCTCTCGGTAGTCTAGTAGCGTCTGCAGCTATCATCGGAGTAGTAGTTAGTGCTAGAGAGTCTATTCTTGCTCTCATCTCTGCATCTAATGCTTTCTGTGGGTTATATCCCTTCTCGCAGACCCCTCTACCCCAAAACTTATTTGGGACTAGGTCGTGCTGGTAAGATACAAAAGGTCTATCTACCATCATAAATGGATTCTCTTCTGCTCTCAATATATATTCATCGTTAGCTATAGTTACTACTGCTTCGACTAATTCATCTTCATCGTACTCGAAATTATCTGTAGATTCTTTCTTATCTAAGAATTTAGCTGGTACTTTACCCCAATATTCACATATCTTTATCTGGTCTGAGGCATCTCTATTTGTGTATTCAGGGTCAAAACCTACTTGCACTACGTCCGTATCTGCTGCTATATCGACTTCTCTGTATATACCCTTATCCATACCCTCAGTCAAGATATAACGTGGCTTATATACCTCGTGAGCGACTCCTAGAGCTTCATTGATAGTATTAGCACTCGGGTCTATGAGGAACTCTTTAGGTGATACAGCTTCTAATCTTACTTCTACGTTGACATATTCTTCTAGAGCACGTACAGAAGTCAGAGTACCTTCTACTGGTTGTTCTACTGGTCTATTCTCTACCTTCTCTTCTGTGATTATTTTAGCTATTCCTGTGCCATATACAGCACTATTAAGGAATACCTCACATATAGCGTCCTTTACACCTGCTCCTTCTAAATCTTCCTGTAGGAGAGCACGTACCATCTCAGCATCTTGAGGATTCTGGTCCATCTTATCATCTCGTAGGTCGAACCACCTACCCCTACCGAAGGTAGCCTCTTCTAATTCTGCTACACTAGCTTCTACTGCCTGTTGTAAGGCAGGAGTTATTAACTTAGATTTCTCTGACTTACGGTTCTGGTCTTCGATAGTCCACATTCCACGCCATAATCTATAGTATTCATCCCAAGATTTAAGATAATTATTATCACGATGATTACGCCACTGCTCTAGACGAGTGGATAACCAACCCGCTAATGCTTGATATTCGTTCCCGTCTGAATTGTAATTACTCGCCATATATATTAATATCCTGCTATATCATCAACTGGTTTCCAATCTTCCTCTACATCTATAGTATGTATGAAGTCCGCCATAGATACTTGGTCTATATAGGCGAGACTATCTATCATATCATCGTGTGT